CCTCCCGTGTACATGCCGCCTGGGTTTATGCCACCGCCGCCAGCCATGACTACGTCTGCATAAGATTGACCAGTCGTAGGGTTTGCTACACGCCCGCCGCCTTTAGCACCACCCGCGCCGCCTCCTGGCATTGGTTGCGCGCCGCCGCCCGGCATGGGCATTGGACCTGGCCCCTCTGGCAATGTTGGCATCACCGGAACCTGACCACCCATGTTAGTAGGTAGACCAGCGCCAAATCCGCCGCTAGACAGGTTAATGCCAGGGGCCATCATCCTTGTACGGCTTGGCTGGCCGGTGTTAACTACTTGTGCGCCGCCTTTGCTACCGCCTGCTGCGTTTGGTGTTGCTGCTCCACCACCTGACATTGCTATCTCCTAAAACGGCAATCCACCACGGAAGCCGAATCTGCTGTAATACGCGGCTAACTCTTCCGGCGTCATATTTTGAAAATCTGGTGTGCCTATTTCTCCGTCGCCTACGGGGTCAATAAATCTGTCTGTGATTGCTTTGTACTGCCCCGGCCTTCTGGTTTCTAACTCTGCTAATGCCTGCTCATAAAGCGGCGCGGAGCTATATCCTCGCACCCCGTCGACCTCCACTACATCAGGCATCTGGAACTCGCCAGCGCCTTGCATTCCAAAAGCACTAGCCATGTCATTCACGTTTTGCCGAGAGGCTACTTGCGCGTCATTAAACGCGGCAATGTCAGGTCCGTAATAGGGCGTGTAACCAATCTTCGATACCTTACGGCCTTCTGCCAAGTTGAGCTTGGCCTCTCTTTCCATCCACTCTGGTATTTCTACCTTGGTTGTTGAGCTACCGCCCTTTCCACCTGACATATCAAATCTCTTTGCTTAACGTGATTAATGTTGGCTTCCAATCAAACGACTCTAATGCGCGCACCCACCCTTTTCGCCCAGACAGCGTTAAGGCTGAACAGCCTTGCCCCCTCGCCCATGCGATAACGTCTTCATGCATATCGGTAAGTGTTTGCAATTTTCCCCCAGCTAAAAAAATGTGTAATACCTTTTTTTTCGGGTATTGCAATAGTTCAGTGACAAGGCATCCGTTGTCGGCAGGCCATAACTGCATTGCGCCTTCAAGTATACCATACGCAACATGCTCATAATCGTGCGTGTCACCGCCATACTGCAACGCTGCCTCTATCCACGGTCGGCATCTAGCAATCTGCACACCAATGCGGTCCTGCTCTGACGTAGCCATGTTCATGCGTGTAGCCTAGCCACACTGAGCGTGCTGGCAGGGCTTGCTGGCGCAAAGCTGGTTGCGCTGTTGCCGTTAAGTGTGCCGTTGGTGCTGCTTACCGCAAACTTTATTTCTAGATATTGGTTAGCCGTCATGGTCAGTATGTAGGCCCGGGACACGACCACAGTTGAGCCGTTGTTGTGCAGCACGGTCGTTATTCGGCTGTTTGCCTGGTTGGTGCCATCAATTGCGGGCCATAGATAAAACGTAACGTCGCTTGCTGATGCGTTTTTTAGCTCTGCCGTGAGGGTAATTAAATAATCGCCATTTTCTGTTACGACGATACGCTCTGGGTTTGACCCATCACGGTCTACGTTGTAGTTCCCAGTGGGCGCGTCATACGTAATTGAATACGCCGTGTCTGCCGCCGCTGCTGTTTGGCTAGCGGCTCGGATGAAATGACCATGACCGCCCTCTACAACTATTTGCCGGAAGGCATTGTTGTCGCTGATTACAGGGTAGCCAGCTGTTGCATCCCACATCAAAATGCCGTCTTCAGTAGCCGACTCACTAGCAGTTCTGTGCGCTAATAGACTACGAATAGTGCCAAGATACACAGACAATCGTCTTGCCCATGTCTGCCACGCATCGCCCGACGGCGTTGGAACGTACTCAGTCATCGCCTGCCACCATTGATTACATCAAGCCTGTTGATGCCTACACGCCAGTCTGCGAGACGTTGTCCCTCTACCCTCACCCTAACTTGCCTGCCAGTGAAACGCACTGACGTCGGGTTTGAGAGGCTGTACGGGCCATGCTCCGACTCTGCGCCATTTGGGTATAGCCTTGTCTTAAACTTTGCCTGTACGTCTCCCTGCGTTTTTTCATCAGGAATTAGCTCTACCGCTGACATAACCTGATCGCCTGTTGACATCATGATCGGTCCTGATTCTGCAAACGGCGTAGCCGTACCGTAATCGAACCCTATCTCATGCTCATAAACATGCCGGTCGTCTGCATCTGCCCAAAGCGGGTGACGGAACGTGCCGTGATCTACTGCCGCCGTGCGCGCCAGCTGACCTATCGACCAAGTATTTTCTGCATAGTTCCAAACAACATAACGGTCATTTTCTGTCGACGCACCAGACGGGTAGAACCACCAAACCTCGCTAAACCGCGCGTTTGTCGTTGCGCACACCTTGCTCTGTTGCGACTGGTTTATATCGCTAAATACATAATCTGATACTTCGCTAGGCACCTTAGACACCGCGCCACCTGAGTAGTTGTAGAACGCCTTGCGCCCCATCCACACAGCACCGAGGTCAGTGACGGCCACGGCTTTACGCGAAATGATGCCGCAGGCTGTGCCGATACGCTCTCTGGAGTACACATACGGCGGGCCGAGATAACCCATCGCATGCGCGTCGATGGTGGTTAAAATTAGTGTTTGGCCTCGCACATTGACGCCGCACATAATTTCGCCGCCAGTTTGCAACTCAATGTCACCCGCCTCATTAGTCGCTGATGGCGTCCATACCGTATTGTTTTCTTTGTCGCACCACTGCACTTTTCTGGGATTGCCGCCAGAGCCTAACGCAAAAACAAAGCGCTCCTCTGTGACGACCAGCCCTGTGCAATTGACAGGCGAGTTAGTTATCTGCGCTGCAGGGGTTCCAGTGTTGAGCGTCCACTCGTACAGCTTGCCATCATCTGGACTGCACGCAACCAGGTTCTCGCCGAAAGTGTCTAAGGACCATGTAGTGGCGGGCAGGATCGTGACGTTGTCTGCGCGCTCAGTACCATAGTAGCCATCGTTGTATGGCCCTGCGCCGTAGCCTGTGAATGCAGATGCGTCTACTCTGCCTGCTGTTAGGCCCGCTGGCGTAATGTCGGCTTGCACACCAGACTGAGTGTAGGCGTACAACTTGTTGTACGTGCCTGCTGCAAATCTTCTGCCGTTGCTGTTATCAACCCAAGCTAACAACGCGCGTATCTTACTTGCAGCCGCTGTTTGGGATTTCTGCTCCCAGCCTCCGACAGGGCGTAACGTGTTGTCCGTCCACCTGACTAGGCTGGCATCGCGCCACCTGTTCTGACCCTGTAAATCAGTGCCGTTCCGGTAAACGCCCGGCTGTATTTCTAGTGGCACCAGAGGCATAGGTTACTCTGGCTTCGTAGGCCAAGTGATCGATGCTGGGAACGTCTCTTGCTGTGGCACATCACGCAACGCCTGCCGATATGTAGTCATGTCTGATGACATTGTTACATCTGACAAAGCGTAATGGTCTGTCTCTACCAATAGGGCATTGCGCGCTGATCTTTCTCTAGCCGCAAGCTCCGCAGTGTCAGCGGCAGTCTTGGCATCTTTCTGCGCCTGAACCGTTACCGTGTTGCCTTCGGCGTCCGTGTATTCTTGGAACATGTCTATTTCGTGCCAAGCCCACACCCAGCGGTCGTTCTCGTCTTGCTCCACGCCATTCCTAACAACCATTTTAAATTCCGCAGATGGTGACGGAGCATTTGTCGGGTATACAGGGTCTACTGACAGCGCCTCGTAGACGTTCGTACCCCACGCCTGTGGAAACGACATATTGGCATTTTCCCTCATCAGGTCGCCTTTCGTTTTTACGTCGCCTGACGATCTTTCTCTGTATTCATCCATAATAGCTAACCCTATTTAGCAATTGCGTAAAACAAAAACGTGCCAGTTGCGATGGCACTATTGACGGTAAAGCCCGCATCTAATGGGTCTATGTAGTCAGTGTTTTCAACCTGTGTTGACGTATCATTCAAAAAGAAATATGGGTCATTGCCTGCCACTATTCCTCGCACTGAATCGTAAACTGTCCAGTTACCTACCCCACCCTCAAATCGCTTAAATATCAAAAAGCGCGTACCGTTAGAAAACCCACAATCGACGTTAGTGGTATCGCCCGACGTTCTCGTAAATGTGCCTACTTTTGATATCCCTGCGACGCTTGCAAACAAATAGGCAATGTATTCATCGTTCGATAAGTTTACGCGACCGTCATCTTTTACTGTCAACACGCTGCTGGTCGGGGCTGTGTCGTTCCACGCTTCTGCGTTTGTAACCGGATTGGCATTTGAATTTAGGGTGGCATATTTTGTAGCACCCATGCCTGAGTGATAGACACTCCACGCGTAACCTTGAGAACGGTTTTTTACTAACATCATCTCAGGAACCGCGCCTAGATTATGCGTTACGGTTCGCGTAGAGCCGGTGCCTACCCAGCTAGTGATATCGAAAAAGCCACGCGCTCGACGCCAGTTGTAAAACAGGTAGTTGTCCATTCCACTAAATTGGCTGAATGAACCGTCGCTCCAATCAAACCATCTATTTAGCCCCCCTGCAGCCTCTTGGCTGACAGCGCTAGAAAGTACATATTTATTGTCCCTTAACCTGTCAAACCAAAAGCTGTTTTCACTGGCACTGGGCTTGCGCTCTACTGTTAAATCGACTGGAAAATTAGTGAGGGCTATTGGTTGAGCGTCACTACTGCGCTCCGTGCCATAGTCCTGATCAAAGACCTTATACAGCCCTATCAGATCAGCCGTTTTGTGGGGTCTGCGAATCGCCATGTATATATAGGTTCCGCTGTCACCCGCGCCGTTCCCTTCAAAGCCCGTTGCGTTAATACGCAGATCATGCGCATTATTTTCTGCGTTACTGCTATCTGCCTTTATCAGTCGAGGCGCTGATTCAATTCCTAGCCCTCTCATGTTATCTAACATCTGCCAACTGCCTGTTCCATCGGCAAGTTTTATCAGCAAAAATTGAGGCTCGAAACCTAAATTAACCGACCACGCAGAGCTACTTCTGGTGTAACTCCCGCACTTGATAATTGCTTCGTCTGAGTCTGCGCCAAAATTTTGTTGGTCGTGGGCAAAGAGATATGCCACGTAATTGTCGCCGCTATAGTTAGAACCTAAGCCACTGCCTCCAATAGTGAACTGCGTTGACGTCGGGGCCGTTGTACCCCATGTTTGAACGCCGTTTTGTTCGTTATCAGTAGTATTCAAGTACGTTTCGACGTTATGAGGGTTAGTGCTGTAGCTACCGCCAGCGGCGCGGTGGTAAACGTGCCAATAAGTTGACGCTCGACCAATGTTTTTGACTATTATCATGCCCGGCGCTGACCCTAAGCTATGGCTAATAGTTTGTGCTGATCCGGTGCCTGAGTATTTGACGATATCGCAAAATCCTTTTTGCTTTCTAAACGTCCATGAACACCACTTGTCCCCGTATGTAGAGTTATTCCAGTTAACGTCTGCACTAGCGCCGATAGTGAACCCATCAATGTTAAAATTAGTGAGATGGTCGGTGTGCGTTGCTTCTGCGGCTGTACCATTCGGGACTAACGATTTGTTTGCCCCTCTTTCTGTATCATAAATGCGATGATTGCTGCCGCCTGACGCATCTCTAGCCCTGATCCACACTAAGCCGCCTTCACCTGTGCCTACCTCATCTACACCCGTGCAAGGCTTTGGTGTTTTTACCTCGCTAAAGGTATTGTTCATCGTGCCGAGATTGGTTGTTCTATTATCCGCAAGTGGAAAATAAAGGTGTGGGCTACGCCCTGACAAGTTTGACGTAGCAACAGGTGTTAGATCACTGTTAGTAAAGATGCGTCGATTGCTAGACTGTGAAAGGTCTAAATACTCGCCGCCCTTGACGTAAAGGTGTGCTAATGACCCTCTAAACCCCGCCGTTGTTGTTGCGTTGTTGGCTGCTACGCCGCCGATATCAACACCATAAGATGCTCCACTGCCGACTCCAGCCATAGCCGAACTGCTGTATACATCTCCTGCATATAAACTGGCGGCGCTGTCGTCAAAATAACAACTTTCGTTACCATTACTAGCGACGCTAAATAATATGTGGTGCCATCTGCCGTCTGATAGACCGGGGCATGTATAATACAACGCCGCTGCATTACCGTTTCCGTCGTGCCGATTTATGTTTGCGATAAATCTGTCACCGCCACCCGTGGGCCATATGGCAAAAAAACTATAAGCGTTTATGCCGAAAATTCTCATATCGTTCTCGCCAGTAATACATCTGACGTAAAACGATATTGTGTAAGAGCTAACGCCACTTTCTACGTTGTAACCGTTATCCATCTGAATTTTGTCGTTCCAGTTGAATAACGTAGCTGTGCCGCCAGTTAAGCCATCGGCTAGCTTAATGTTATTGTCCATTGACTGTGTGCCTTGATTACCCATATACAAATGGGTGGCAAACACATCCTCAACGTAGACTGGGTCACTGCCTGCCGCGCCCGCCGCCGATTGAATAGCCTTGAGAGATGATCGACTCATGCAAGCGCCTGCCCTGCTGTAAACCCGTAGAATGTGGTTCCACCGTCGTGGCTAATGAACACAAAGTAATCTACTGCGTTAGCCGTAGCGGTCAGTGTTGGTGCCGTAGCCGCAGGCCAATCGACTGACGCGGGCCATGTCACTGTAAACCCTGATGCGCTTGCGTCTTGCACAATCTTTAACGTAAACGCAGACACTGAGCCACTTGCCGCTACGTTCGTAAACGCAAATTGCGTGTTAGCTGACAGGGTTGAGCTAAAGTTAGTGCCGGTCTGTAGGTCTACAGTCGTAGTCCCACTGCTATCAGATACTGCGTTGTAATCTTCCGTAATGCCATCAGCAAATGCCACAACGCCATTAGCGTCAGAGGTTACAACTGCGGATGCATTGGTTGCCCCTAACGCACTTGGTAACGCTACTGTGTAGTTTTGCGCTGCTGAGTGTGGCGGTCCTTTTAGCGTCACGCCATGGCTGTTGCTTTCGCAATTAAACTTAACAGAGCCAGGGTTAGTGTTTCCATACAGTACTGTTACGCCTGTTCCATTTGGGAACAGTTCGATGTTACCGTTGGTGTCAGTAGACTTCAAAGCATTCGCATCTAGCTGAAGATTGTCGACATCTAGCTCACTAGCAATTAACTGGCCTGCCGCCCCGTAGATAACCGCCTTGGAGTTGACCACTGTGTCAGCTGTACTGCCGTCTAGCAGATTGACCTCTGCGGCTGTAGACGTTACCGCCGTGCCGCCAATCTTCCATGACCCGGCTGTTAGGTTAGGCTGTATGGCTGTAGTGCCATCGAGCAAATCATCTAACGAGTCTAGGTTGTTGTTAATCTTGGTTCCCCAAGTGTCGTCAGATGCGCCGACCTCGGGCTTTACCAAAGAAAAAGTTGTGGTGTTAGTGTCAGCCATTGCTATGCGCTCCTACCTGGTGCTTCTGTCCATGTGTCTGACGGACCCGTTACTGGAATCCATTTATATCGCGCATCATTTTGCGTGACTGATGAGGCGCAGGCTTCTGTTGCCTCAAATGGTCTGATGCGCAAGTACGTGATACTAGGCGTAACTGTGGGCGTTGCGGTTGCAGCCCCTGTTGCGCTGTAAAATCCTTGTGCTGTCGTGGTGACTGTGGGCGTGGCCGTTGACTGCGGCTGCTGGACTCTAACGCCAACGCATGTAGACGTAACCGTTGCGGTAGTAGACGCTGCACCAAATGGCCTAACGCGTACCCCGTCGGCCTGTGAGACGACCGAGGTGACACTAACGACAGCCGCGCCCTTGTCGAGTGTTGACTGCCCGTAGCGACCTCGCCCATACCTAGCAATGCCGTAGCCATCTCTAAGCCTGTCATCATATTCCTGACCGCCGTAGACATATTTACCAACAGCTGTTGAGGTAACCGTTGCAGACGCGACAGCTTGCCCCGTGATGACTTGAGGCAATCCATATTTGTATGCGCCGTAGCTACCTGTGCCATAGCCTGTCCGCAGTCCCATATCAGTTCAGCGTTATATCTAAATCACCTGTCGGTATTCGGAATACATCACCAGTTGCAATAACCTTAGAGGTAGTAAGTGCCGCGTGTACCAGCATGTTGCCGCTGCTGCTTGCGTCCATTACGCCAATGTGTGTAATCGTACCCCAGCTTGATGTGCACGCCGGAAACTCTACAGCGGCGCTGTTAGTGCCTGTGTCACCGCTAACGCTAAACGTAACGGATGTGCGCGCATAGCTGCCGCCAGAAACCTCCGTGCCTGCCGCGCCCGTTTCTGTTGGGTCACTCGTGAACAAAGCAATGTACCAATTAGTCGGCCTAGTAACGCTTGTCGTTGTCAACGCAAACTGCAAGACGGTTGTTTCAAAAGCATTTGTAAATGACATCAGTAACTCCTGATCTTTAGCTTTAATCCGGTGCCTGCATTTCTAATGCGGTGGCTTTCATTGTTGATAGAGGTTATGGCGTTTGAGTATACCACACCCCATACTTGCACTCTTGCGTCGTCTTTTAGATAGGGCGCTGATTGCGTTAGTGCGCCGTAGAGGTAGACGTCTGGGTGCGCGGTTAGCAGCCAGTTCGTAGTTGTAGAGTCTGACAGCGACGGAATGTCCTGGTAATACAACAACTCTGTCGAATATGTCGTGTCAGGCGTCGGGTATACCTCAAACGTATCACCGCTGATCGCATAGTATCGCG